GTGAACGGTAGAGAATACGCTTGCGAGTTAGAAGATGGTAAACTTTACCTATCAGCTCAGGACATAGCTAAAATAGAAAACCTAGCTCGTAAAGGTGGAGCATGGGGAAACAAAGCATTTGCAGTTGTGTATAAAGATACTCAGCTAACAAAGACCGAACATTATACGGATGCTCACATTGACCACAAAGCAAATCTATTTGGTGACTTTGTAACAGCTGATATTGCAAGCCCTGTTATATTTGATTTGTCAAAACAATATGTTGAGCATGTACAAATGTTGATTGATGCTGCTGACAAGACAGTATAAAGAAATAAACTCCGAAACATTAGAAGGTGTATTTGACAAGATGATACACCTTGTTTCGATTGTTGATGATTTAGATCCGTTAGACGTTCAAGAATGGAGGGTAAATAAGTTAGTAAATGCCTATTCAATAGCTCAAACAAAAGTAAAAATATCAGATAGGTATTCGGAAAATATAACCATTGATAACGTCACTTTAAAGTTACAACCATTTTCTAAATTAACGCTTCGACAATTCATTAACCTAGAGGAATATGTATCTAAAGGATTCACTCCAAACATTTCACAAATAGCTGCGACTATTTACCTTGCTGAAAGTGGTGGAGGTATGTACGATGTAGTTACGGAAGATTATAAAAATGTGAATGTAGATTATCGAAGCGAGTTAATTGATGAGTTACCAATCAATCAGATTTTAGGAGCTTGTAAAAAGTACAATAAATTTCGTGAAACGTTTTTTAATAGCTATGAATTATTCAGTGATCCTTATGCAGATGTTAAAGTTGAGGAACTAAACGAAGAGGAAAAAGCCGAGTACGATTTGGAAATGAAAACAAGAGCTAAGCAAGGTGACAATCAATGGATGGTTGTTTTAAATATGCTTAGTGATTTCGATATTACAAAATTTAATGATGTGCTAGATCAAAATCTTTACCTAGCATTTAATCAATTATCTTACATAAAATCTAACAAATAAGTTTTTTCTACATATAGTATGTATGTCAGAAATTGCGACTTATTACGTTACACTAAAACCAATTCGAGAGGGTGCTATGCCAGCTTTCGGATGGAAGAATATAGCGTATGTAAACGATCCTGCGATTGAAGAAGTTGGTGTATATTTAAACGCTCATGACCCACGAATAGTTGCTGATGAATTAGTACAATCTAAAATATTAGAGTATCTTAAAACGGTCGGAATAGTTAAACCTAGCCATTGGATTGAAGTAACTGAAGAAGAATATCTTTCAAAGCGTGAAATTAATCTAGGCATTGAAGATTCAGAAAGTTATAATGATTTCCAAAAGAAAGGTGGCGGTGGTCAATGGCTTGTTCGTTATGAATACAAAGGACCAAATGACGATAAAACACGTTCATTCTGTTCAGAAGTACTTTCATTAGGTAGGCTTTATACTGAAGAGGAAATCACAAACGGTTTATCTAATCCTGAGTTTGGAAACTATTCTATATTCGACTATAAAGGAAGTTATGGCTGTAGACACGTATGGAAGCGTCAAATTTACTTTGAAGATTACGAAGATGATGAAGTTAGGCGTGTTGGATTCGTGCCACAAGTTGTAGCTAGGTTGGATGATTACGAAGCAACAACTTTAAATGCTTACTTATCGAAAGATGAGTTGATGCAAGTTTGCGCTCCTTTGCTTGTACCTGATAAAGATATATTCAGGGACGATGAAATAGGTCAATATAATATGCGTTTCTCTTCTGAGACAATTAAAGAGATGCACGAAATCGCATTATCAAACGGTACACTAGAGAAAGATGATTTATTCAAAGATACGCATAAAGGCGGTGTAGCTCCTTCGTATGTTTTAGATTCATGGATTTCAGAAAGTGCAGATGATAAGGCATATACTCAATATGGATTTGACCAAAGCGCATTACCATTCGGAACGCTGTTTGTTTTATCACAAGTGACTGATAAAGACTATTGGGAGAATGAAATCAAAGCAAATAAGAAACACGCTTATTCAATAGAAGCATTAATAAATTTATCAATAATTAAATTATCAAAAATGGAGAAAGAACAAATCTTGCTTCCTGATGGTGAACACTTAATTAACGGTACAATCTACGTAGTTCAAGATGGCGTAGTTATCGAAAAGAAAGAGGTTACACCTGAGCAGGAGGCAATTGTAGAAGAAGTTGCAGCGGCAACACCTGAAGAAATGGCAGATGTGCCTGTTGAAGAAATCGTAACACCAGTTGTTGAAGAAACACCAGTTGTTGAAGATGACCGAATCGCAAAGTTAGAAGCTGCACAAGAAAGCCTAATGAGTGAAATCGCAAAGTTAAAGAGTGAAATGGAAGCACCTTTGTTAGAGGAACTTCCCGTAGAAATGTCAGACAATCGACCAATTTGGCGTAAGATTTCTGATAGTATAAACACAATTAAAAACCAAAAATAAAATGAGTAAAGTAAACGAATTGTCAGTAAAATTATACGGACAAACAATTAATCTTTCTAAGGAAGATTTTAAGAACGCAAAGAAGGCGTTTTTTGACCCGACAACAGCAGAGGGTAAGGAAATCGAAATGGCTATGGTTGTTGATGCTTCGGCTGAATACACAACTAATGCGACTGAGTATTTCCGTAAAGCAATGATTGGAGACGAGAAAACTCGTTCTAAATTCCGTCAATTGTTAGGAGTTAAAGATCGTGTAAACTTGGGTGGTGTTGATGTAACTGGTGTTACAATCAAAGCTGGTTCATGTGATCCTGATTTTGATAACACAACACTTTCTCAGAAAGAATACGAAGTTAAGCCTTTGATGTATTCAACAATCTTTTGTGTTGCTTCTTTGGAAGAGTCATTTGTATCTGATCAATTAGCTAGAGGATCAAATAGCTTTAATCAGAACTTTGCATTCATGAACTTCTTTTTTGACAAATTAGCTGAAGAGTTAACTGAGCAAATGGAAATCATTACTTTCACAGGAACAGTTGCTGCAAATGGTGTTGATGGATTAGAGACTTTAATGGCTGCTGATTTGAACATCCTTGTTCCAACAGCTGGTAACGGTGGTGTTGCTTCAGCTATTACTGATTTGAACGTAATTGCTAAATTGAAACAAGCTCGTAACGTATTGCCTAAAGGTGTAAGACGCAGAAAAGATTTCGTTTATATTTGTTCAACAAATGTTTATGATGCTTTAGCTGATGCTGTTGCTGATAACAAAGCGAGTGGATTATACTACATTGAGAATGTTACATTAACGTTCCAAGGTACACCAATTTACAAAGCTGATGGAGCATCTGATAACGTTATCATTGCAACTTATTGGAATAACTTGGTAAACATCATGGACCTTATGGACGAGGAGTTAGGATTCAACATTGTTGACTTCATGAAAACTACATTGTCTAGAAAGATTGGAGTTCGTGTTGATTTCAAATTCCAACCTTCATATACAAACGCTGAAGAGATTTATTTCCACATCTTCTGATAAACGGAGGGTGTGAAAGCCCTCCTATTTTTTAATCATTTAATATAGAAAGATATGGCAATTTGTAGCCCATTAGTGGGAATACCTAAAGACTGCGGAGATAATAATCTCGGAGCAATTAAACGTGCGCTTATCGGATCATTTGAAGATGTATCGGCTTTAACCGTAACAGCAACTTCAGCACCTGATACTGATGGCGAAGTAACAGCTGTTACTAGAACACCTGGTACTAAATTTGAAGATTTCCCTCTTCCGAAAGATACTTCAATGTTTAGCCAAGAATGGACTGGTGATTTAGTAGCTGATACACATTCTTACTCTCAGACTTGTGAGTTAGGATTTAGAAGAATTGATTTAAGAAAGCGTAACGCAATCAGTTTACTTGCTGCGGGACGAAGAGATTTAATTGCAGTTGTTCAAGATAACAATGATGATTGGTGGATGCTTGGAAGTGACCAAGGATTGCGATTGTCAGCTAACTCGACAACTACTAATAACACACGTGCAGCGGGACAACAAATGCCCGTAACATTGACTTCAGAAAATGAGCGTCACATGATGTACAAGGTAGATGCAGATATAATTGCAGGTTTGCTTATTGCAGCTGTTTAAATTTAATTTGCTAAAAATTAAGGGGTTTGTCAAACAAGCCCCTTTTTTTGTACATATAAAGTGTATGAGT